GGTCACTACAGCAACCACCAGGTGAGACGCCGTGATATGCTGCGCCTCTTGGTTGATCTGAAGCAGAGCGCAGGGCAGTGGGTCAACAGGTTCGCTCTCGCATGAGGGACAGGGTGGGGGGACTGTATATTGCCCCCCTATGCCCCTTAGCGGTTGCGCCAAGCGAAAATCCATGGGTCCCTCCTAACCTACAAAAGTATCCAGACGAGCACTAAATATTTTTGAAAATGGTTTTTTAGAAACCTCAAAACTTGAAAAATTTTCCCAGCAAAAAAATGCCCGAAAAAGTCGATTATAGTAATTACGATAGGATTCTAGAGAACTTTGATAAGTTCTGTGATGAGTTTGAGTCGAGAGCATCAGAAGCATACATGAGAGGAGATCAAAACGATGGAAGAGTTGCAACAGCAGCAGCAGAAATTGGAGAGCGCACTCCTGAAGCTGTCCGAGAGGTTGACGAGCCTGGACCAACGAATATCGCAGCTGGAGCGACCACAATTGATGTATCGTCGTCCCACGGTATCTGATTACGAGAGTCTCTCAGAGACATTAGATTATCTTCACAATAATGTAGAAGGAATCAAGAAAGATCTTTTACAGGTTGCGAAGACAGTATAATGCCTGTAGTAATCGTGCCAAACAATGAAGTACTAGGAACGGGTCCATTTGTATTGAATCCGAATCCCACGGTGCCATTGTATCAGGACACAGCAAGGATTGCGCCGAATCCGATATTATACGAGACAATCAACCCAGCGATGACGATAACTGTGCAAGCAGTGGGAGGATGTCCTGTCAATTTATTACCCGAGTTAATCACAAGTATCACGTTAGTACCTGGGCAGGGCATAACGGGTGGTACAGGATCAGGGTGTAATATTATTAAACTGTCGGACATTGCTGACAGACCAGTAACAGACATCCCAGCATTCCTTCTACCAGCGTTTGCAGAACCCTCTATAACGTATGGAACGATTGCAGGACCACCTAGTCCCACGATGGCATTAGTGGCACCTCTGAAGGGATTCTACGGGGAGAAATATTTTTATGACGCCGAGTACATCTATGCGTCATATTATAGGAATTCACCGACATTAGATCCTATTGATGGGAGCATAACACCGAACGCGCCGATTACGGATCAAAATCGTTTAACGTCTGTAAGTTTATTAGAAGGGAAGAAAGTATTACCATTTGCTGATGTACCGGAAGGTATTGAAAAAATTACTAATGATCTTTTTCCTGGACCTGGGTTTGCATTACAACTAGATGAGTTAGCACCATTTGATCCTGCGAGTGTATTAACGTATGGTAATGATTATTTGCAAGCATTAGTACCGGAGATTAGTAGTTGGACTAAATGGAAACCAAGTTTCATTGAGATTATGAAATATAACTATACATTAATTGTAACTCATACATGTCCGCCATTTGTCACTAGTTTCCAAGGTAGTATGTTAGTACAGAACAATTGGACACCTGCAGCAAATCGATTAGCATACTACATAGGATTACAGAACGGATTCTTGGACGTAGACAATGAAAACCCTTAGACCGATGTCAAGAATGGCAGACATTACTACTGGACATGGATGCTATGCACCTTCTGTGGGCATCACAGCATCTCCTAATGTCTTAATCAACGGATTGCCTGCTCATAAGGTTGGAGACTCCTTCACACCCCATACATGTGGCAATGATGTGCATGGTGATGTAGCAGCGGTAGGTTCAACGAAAGTAATCATTAATGGAACTGGTGCGATGAGACTTGGCGACACCCTAGCACCTGGTGGAGCATTAATGGCAGAGGCATCATGGACAGTATTTGCAGCATAGCAGTTATGTGCTATAATACAGGAGTCAAACGATAAAAGGCAATGGCAAAGAGCAGAGTTGGACTATCAGGAGCAGACACAATTGAGTCTCGTCCGAAGCGTACTCGTCAAGGACGTGGTAAGCACACTAAGTATACTGCTACATCACGCAACAATGCAAAGAAACGTTACAGAGGACAAGGTAGGGGATGAATTTAATTTGCAATCTTCCTGCAGAGAAAGTTTGGGTTCGTAGGGAGTACTTACGAGATCATCAAGATGGACATGGGGAGTTTGTTGAGGGCGTCTGGGTTGCTGCTAAAAGCATACCTGGGCGTGCTTTTTACTTTGAGACATACTTGCCAGAATATGGTGCAATGTATGACAAACTACCCATTAGTGCATTTGTACGGTCCCCCGAAACTCCAGTCATAGACATGAGTTTGGAGAACCTACAATTCTGGAATTGTATGGATTATGGTGTCATGGCAATCAACAAAGGATTTGTCTCATCAATGGACTGTGAGGTCTTTACTAGAGATCATGGTCTCATGAGAGGACAATATTTGTTTACACTTGATAACTACCATGCAAACCCGGATGTAATAGATAATAATGTAAGTGAGGTGCCACAAGAGCACAAATCACATAATTGCATCGCATTGAACAATGGTCAGTATGCATTGTATCCTAATAACAGGATGCGTCTGTATGACCTCTCTATTACCCCTGAGGAACCCAAGTTCCCTGACTTTAAAGTATCTACCATAGAATACCAAGTAGAGGCAGGAATCGACTGGGGACGCCTTGGAGACACCGATGATTATTTTTGGCAAACACAACAGGAGAAACAAAATGGGACACCCGAATAGGTTAGACGGATCAGTTGACAAAGGTGAAGACTTTGTTAACGAAGGTATGACACTCATCACAGAGACTGATAGTGATAAGTATCTGAACATGTCAGCAAAGCGCAACCGCAACAAAGCAAAGAACGAAGAAGTTTTTGATTCCCAAGAGTGGGCGGATGGATTCGTTGGTAAGTGATAAATAGTAACAGCCTATTACTGTGTCTAAATGCCAACCTTTGAGACATTCAAAGATTTGAGTATTACCTTTAAAAAACATCCGGTAAGTGATGATTTAGTGGTAGTAAAAGATAAGGCAGCTATTGTTCAGGCAATAACTGCTTTACTTCTTACAAACAAAGGAGAACGACCATTTCAACCTGATTTAGGTTGTGATGTTCGCAGATCTTTATTTGAACCTTTAGATTATGCAACTGCTGGTACTATCAGATCACAAATTGTTGATGTAATTCGTAAATACGAACCAAGAATCAGTATTGATAACGTTAATGCTATTGTTGATGAACAAAACAATGGTTATATGATTGAACTATTCTATACAATTGTTGGTAGAGATGACGCACCAGTAGCAGTCGAATTCTTCTTAGAGCGTACACGATAATGCCTTATACTCAGGTTGCCAACTTAGACTTTGAAGATATCAAGTCAGCTCTGAAAGATTATCTCAGAGCGACATCAGATTTTACTGATTATGATTTTGAGGGATCTGCACTGTCAGCTCTCGTAGACACACTTGCCTATAATACGTATTATACGGCGTTCAATACCAATATGGTAGTCAATGAACTATTCATTGATTCAGCGACCTTGAGGGACAACGTAGTATCTCTAGCGAAGCAGTTAGGATACAGACCGAAGAGTGCTACTGCCCCAGTCGCTTATATTTCTTTTACTGCAACATATTCAAATTCCACGAGCGATACAGAACTCATATTAAAGAAGGGAACAGGATTTGTTGCAAATTACGACAATACTTTATATCAGTATGTTGTACTAAATGATGCGAAGGCACAAGTATCTAATGATGTAGCGACATTTACTAATGTTCCTGTTTATGAAGGAACACAGATTGTTAATACATTTACAATTAATACATCACTAAAGAATCAAAAATTCGTTCTTGATAATGACAAGATAGATACAAACACTATTGAAGTTAAGGTATTCCCAACTGGTAGTGGTTTTAATGAGTTGTATCAAATTACAAATAACATATTAGAAGTTGACGGCAACTCTAAAGTTGTCTTTTTAGACGAAGTTGAAGATGAGAGATATCAACTTATCTTAGGTGATGGTGTTTTAGGTAAGAAACTAGAAAACGGTGCTAGGGTTGAAGTTTCTTATATCAAAACAAATGGTTCGGAATCTAATGGAGTCAGAACGTTTATATTTTCTGGCGTATTAGAAAATGTGAATGGAGCATCACCACAAAGTGTTTCAACATCTATCACAAATGTAGTTCCTTCCAGTGGTGGTGAAGAGATTGAGACAACTGCAAAGATTAAATTCAATGCACCAAAATCTTATGGAGCACAAGATCGTGCAGTAACAGCACAAGATTATGGTGCTATTGTTCGCAACATTTATCCATCAACTAGCGATATTATTATTTTTGGTGGAGAAGATCAGGTTCCCCCAGAATATGGAAAAGTATTCATTGTATTGAAACCCAATGATGCTGCGTTCTTAACTTCACTAACAAAAAAAGATATCACAGATAAGTTAAAGAAATATATGGTTGCTTCTGTACAACCAGTTATTTTAGATCCTTCGATTCTTTATGTTGAACTGACCAGCAAGATTTTTTACAATAGTTTAACTACAGACGAAACACCTGCACAGATTAGAGATAAAGTAATTGGTTCGGTTCAGTCTTATCTTGATACATCTGATACAGAAAAATTTAACGGCAAGTTTAGATACAGTAAAGTAGTTGGTGTGATTGACGATACAGATCGTTCTGTTAATTCAAATCTAACATCTGTCATGATGAGAAAGGATTTCTATCCTACTCTCAATTCTACCTTCTATTATGAGGTATGTTTTCAAAATGAATTTGAAACTGATTGTGATGATCCGGTCCTGTCATCTACTGGTTTTAGAGTCACTGAATACCCTAATTTTGATGTCTATCTTGAAGATAGGTCCGGTAAAATTGTCCTATATAGACTAGATACCGTAACAGGTGAGAAAGTTGTTCTAGACAGTGATGTTGGCGATATTGATTATGTAGAAGGTGAACTAAAAATGTATGCTCTAACTATTATTAAGGGCACCTATTTTGACAATCGCATTTCATTAAGAGTAAAACCACTTTCCAATGATATCAAGGCACTCCGTGAGGTCTATCTTGATGTTGACGTTGCTAATTCCTCGTTCACTGCATACAAAGAGTAAAGTAAATGGCTGCTGTTAAGACCAAAAGAATTTCTACTCTGATTGAGTCCCAGCTTCCTGAGTTTATTACTACCGAATATGAACTTTTTAGTAAGTTCGTTCGGAAGTATTACGAACAACAGGAAGTGCAAGGTGGCACTTTGGATATTATTAATAATATTCAAAAATATGCAGATATTGATTTTTACGAAAAAAATCTTTTAACACAAAATAATACTCTTGCTAGTTCTATTTCTAGCACAGACAATACTATCACTCTTGATGATGCTCAATCATTCCCGGCAAAGAACGGGTATGTAAGAATAAATGATGAGATTGTTTTTTACGAATCTCGTACAGATACCCAACTACAGAATTGTTCTAGAGGTGTAAGTGGTAATACCACGTTAGGCGATCTATATGATTCATCTGATTTTGTCAGTACTGATGCATCTGCACATCAATCTGGTGCAACGGTTTATAATGTCAGTAATTTATTCTTATATGCATTAGTTAAAAACTTCGAGAGTCAGTACTTAGGTTCTTTCCCAGAGAAATATCTGAAAGGTGATGTTGATAAGAGAACTCTTATCAAGAATATTAAAAAGTTTTACAAATCAAAAGGAACTAGTAGTTCCATTAAATTTGTTTTTAACACTATTATTGCAAAAGATGTTGAGAACAAACCAGAAGTATACAACCCAAAAGATTTTACATATAAGTCTTCGGAATCTGATTGGATTAGTGTATATGCATTGAAAGTCAAAGTTGTATCAGGTAATCCAAAAGATTTAATTGGTAAAAAGATTACTCAAGCATTAACAGATGAGTATCCTTATGCTGATGCTACTGTAGATAATGTATATCCAGATGGCACGTCAGACAATGAAGTTATCTGGAATATTGTATTAGCACCAGAGACAGTAAACGGATCGTTTAATGTATCAACCAAAACTAGATTAGAAAAAACATTTAGTGATTCTGCCGGAGAAGGAAGTAGAATTGATGTAGCTTCTACCATAGGGTGGGAATCTGTAGGTAGCATCCTCATTGACGAAGAAGTTATTGAGTTTGATGACAAAAATATAACTCAATTTATTATTAAGAATAGAGGAGACCTTCCGGTAAATCACACACAAGGAACTCCTGTATACAGACCGGTTATAATTGAAGGATCTAGTGTAAAATTATTAACCCTTGGTGTTGTTTATAATGCAGTACCATCAGATAAACAACCATACTCATTTACGGATGATAAACTACAGATTTCAAATCCTGGATTTGAAACATCTGATCCTAGAATTGTACAGACCGGAACTAATCAACCAAGATGGATTCTTGGAACTGGTGCATCTGTTAGTTCAACAACCAATGCATCTGTACAGAATGCACTAGCAGGTGTATCTACAGATGTCTCTGCTATTTTTGCAGATGATCAATACTACTATATTACAAGTTCTAGTTATCCATCATATAATATTTTTGATGGTAGCACAGTTTCTGAAACTATGTTAGATCAGAAACTTCTTAGAATCATAAGAAAAGTTCCTGCAACAACCACTGAGATCTATAAAACACCAAATAGAGATGTTGGTATCCTCCTTAATGGTGTTCCTGTTTATGGTTATAAAGATGAAGAGAGTATTCGTTTTGGTAAACTAGAACAAATCCTTGTTAATACAAGGGGCAGAAATTATGTAAATCCTCCTTTTGTGTTGATTGATGGTCTTCCAAATAAAGCAAGATCATTTCTGACAGGTAATGTTGTTGATAGCATCGTAGTTGATACTAATGACACTTTCTTAAGAACACCAACTATCGAAATTACATCAGGAAGAGGTGCTAAAGCAACTGCTGTTGTAACAGGAGGAGAAGTAACTAGTATTGTAATTGATGATCCTGGTAAATTCTATTCATCTCCACCAACTGTAGTAATAAGAGACAAAGTTGGTAGAGGTAGGTTTGCTGAGTATACTTCTGTTGTTGATACAGATGGAAGAATTACTGAACTGAATAAAGTTTTTGGTGGCACTCTTTATACACAAAAAAATATTGAAGTTCAAATTGTTGCAGTTGGTGAAGATGCAACTGCAACACCTTTATTGAAAGAATGGGTCAGAAATAGATTTACGAAGTTAAAAGGAGAATTAGACACACAATTTGGATACTCTTTTGCAAATTACAATAATGTTTTAGAATATGGATATGGACAAGTTGCAAATCCAAAATCACTAAGAATTGCACTTAACGATAATTTAAACAGTGCAGATACAGAACCCACAATTAAGACTCATTCACCTATCATAGGTTTTGCTTATGATGGCAACCCAATTTATGGACCATTTGGACACTCAGATCCTTTAGATTCACAATCATCTATTGAAAGAATGACTTCTAGTTATTCTATCAGATTAGATCGTCAAAATGGACCTGCTGCAATAGATTATGAATTAGGATCTTTTGTGAATGATTACAGATATAATCATAAGAGTGGTTCTTTGGATGAGAATAATGGAAGATTTTGTATTACTCCCGATTTTCCAGAAGGGACTTATGCATATTTTCTGACTATTGATAGTAATCAAGTACCACAATTCCCATATGTCTTGGGTGATAAGTATTATTCACTACCAGTAAATAGCAATTATAATTCAAACATCAATCAAAATGATGTTCCTAAAAATTCCAAGAGATTTTATCGTCCTGGTATGCAGGGCAATGGAGAAGGTCTGATTGCACAAATTGGTGCAATTACTTCAGGAACTGTTGATAATATTGCCATTGATAGATCATCTAGCAATTTTTCAATAAACTCAAAACTATTTTTTGATAATTTTGGCACTGAAGGAAAAAATGTTGAAGCATTGGTTTCTTCTGTCAAAGGTGAAAATGTAAGTTATCTACAATCAAAAGAAGATAAAGTAGTAAAACTAACTACTATTCAGAATGCATATTTGTTTGTTGATGATGTATTAAGGCAACCGGCAAGTGGAGCATCTGGTTCTATTGTAGGAACAGTAAAAGACGATAATGTTATTGTTCTCAAAAATGTTATTGGAACATTTAACAATACCGGAACTTTCTCTGCAGATATCAAAACTTTTATTCTTACTATTGATCAAGATAGTAATTACACAAAAGGTGCTACGTTAAGTTTAACGGATGGAGTCAATCCTCCTATTGCAACAGCAGAAATTTTAGAGGGAACAAGTAGACAGAATACACTAAAGATTAAAGTATTATCTGGCACTTGGATAGTCGATGAAGATTATTTTTTGCAGTCTGACAATTTATTCAATACATCTGGATCTAAAATTGTAACCTTAGTATCTCTTAGTGATAACTTAGAACCATTTGAAGTCAATCAAAGTGTTGCTCTAATTGAGACAGATAAGAATCATGGTTTGGCAATTGGTGATGAAGTTGCTATTAGTGTTTTCCCTGATGATGCAACTAAGGTCAAAAATTACTTTTTAAGAAAAAGACTATATCAAACAGTTATTTTCAATCCACCAGAGAATAAATCAAACATTGAGTATAACGGTGTTGGCAGATTTACCATACTAAATGGTGGTGCTGATTATACATCAGGTTCATATACTGGAATTCCTCTTACTGGAGGTTCTGGAACCGGTGCTACGGCATCAATTACTGTTTCCAGTGCAGGTGCTGTTAATAGTATCCAAATTGAAACTGGTGGTGATGGATATAAGAGAGGCGATTATTTGGGTGTTGATGATGATCAACTTGCAAGATCTGGAGGATCACTAAGTTCTTCTAGACTTGCTGTATATGTTGATCATGCTGGTGTCTCATTATCTTCTAGTAGTATTCCATTAAAAACTACAAACGGATTTGCGGTTGGTGATTACTTGTCAATTGGTTCCGAAATCGTTCAGATTTTAGCAATTAATGGAGATATTCTTTCTGTTTCTAGAGCACAAGATAATACAACTGCAGTAGATCATTACAATGGAGCAGAGGTATCTTTATACAAACCAAATTATAATTTCACTACAGATTATCAAATTACTAATGGTAATGGCAGTGGATATATCAGATCATATGATGCATCAACTCAAGAAGCGACAATTGTATTTGGGTATTCTATTGAAAAAAGGGTAGCGCAAGAGTTAACAATTAGTACAACATTTTTTGATGCAAGTTCTCCAGAAAGATTAGTTACAATTAGTTCTGTTGGTGATATAGAGTACAAATTTGAATTCTCTGAAGATAACGTATCATTTACACCAAATCCAAATATTAATATACAAGAATTTTACAAGTACGTATTTGATACTTCACATTCTTCATTGACAGGAACATATTTTGACCTAAGTCCTAGTAAGAGTTTTAACTTAATTACACAAGAAAAAACTACCTCTATTGTTTTACCAGGAAATACTGGATCATATACAGAAGTCAAATTTGGATTTGGTTCTAGATTAGCACAGAATACTTATACCGTTAAAGAAGGAACAAAATTCCTCAATTTTTACTACTTTGATAAAAATGGGATTGTAAATTCTGATGGAGCATTTTTAAAAATTATTGATGATCCCTTGCAGGGAACAAAAACTTTAAACTACGTAACATCAAATAGATTTGTCTATGATGTTCCTTATGCACCATTGTGGGATGGATCTGGAACTATTAATTACACAACATCAGGTCAATTTGCTATTGGAGAAATTAATAGAGTTAAAATTGTCAATCTTGGAGAAAACTATAAAAAAATTCCTTTAGTTGTTGGTGTAGAACCAACTTTAAATTACAGAGGTTCTGCCACTGTATTATTTGATGATGCAACTAAAACAATTCAATCAGTAAGAATTAATAATGTTGGTTCGGACTATGTAAATCCAACAGCAATTGTTATAGATGCAGATGGTTCTGGTGCTATTTTTGATGTTGTACAACAAAGTGGAAGACTATTTTCTATCACAGTTGTAAATCCTGGAAAAGGTTATACTTATCCACCAACAATTCAAATTGTTGAAAGTGATATTGAATTATATGCAGAAAGTAGCAGTATTGGTAATCCACAAAGTGTGAGAATTATTGACAATGGAGGAGCATATCATTTAGATAATACAGTTTCATCTGATGTAACTTCTCAGTACACAGTATCTTTAACTAATTTTAGCGGTGAGTTCAGGAATGGAGAATATGTTACTCAAACAATCAATGGTGTTGAAGTACTTCGTGCAAAAGTTTCTGAGTATAGGAATGGATCTAATTTAGTTAAGTTATCTAATATTCAAGGAATTATACGAGAAAATGTTTCTTTGGTTGGAATTGTTTCCAATTCAACAGGAACTGTCAAGAGCGTCTTTGTATCTACATTCAAAACTAATATTTCAAGTTTCTTCGATAACCTTGGATATTATACTTCAGATAAAGGAAAGTTAGGAGTAGCAAACCAAAAGTTAACTGATAGTTTCTTCTATCAAGACTATTCTTATGTTGTCAAATCAAAAACACCTATAGAACAGTGGAGAGATTTAATTAAATCTACCACACACCCTGCAGGATTTAAGTTATTTGGTCAAGTTGATATAGAAACAACTGCAGATACTGTGATGCCAGTTGCTACTGGCAAAGCAGATACTTTTAGTATTATTCAACTATGGGATCCTGAAAAGAATCAAATTACAGTACAAAGCACCAAGCAAGTAACTACACAAACAATTCAAAAAATTGAAAATACTAGAATTCGTAAAGGACAAGGTTCTGCTGCTACATCAGAATTTAACTTCAACGAAACTCGTGCATTTGAGTTTACTCTTGCTTCGCCGTTTGATGGATACTATGACACAGATGGAAGATTGCAAGGATCTACAGTTTTCCAAGTTCTAGATAATTTTGGAGTTGCATTCAGTCCAATTAATGAAGAAAGTATTGTTGTTACATTAGACGGTATTATTCAAGAACCAGGGGTAGCATATACAGTATCTGGTGATACAATTATATTCTCTGCTCCTCCGCTCGGTAATGGTGTAAAACTAACAGGAAATAATTCTTCAGATACAACCCCTTATGTTGGGATGAAGTTTGTTGGTAGAAGTTTTTACTTTAAGGATAGTCAGTATAACACAAAACATTTAAGAAAACTTAGAAACATCTATCAAAGAAACGGTAGATGGATTGATGCAGCAAATCAAATTGAAAGAAACAAACAGTTTATCATAGAAGAATCCGTTGGATATGGTAAAGGGTCTTATGGATCTTTAGATTGGAGTACAAAATTAGATGATTACCAAACTGATATTGGATATATTCTAGACTCGTATAGTCATGATTTGCGATTTGGTGGTAATACTAAGGTTGTTGATTATGCCAACATCTTTTCTTCCGGATCTGCATATATTACAGATAACAAAACAGAATCGCTCAATATATTTAAATATGCAACTAATTTAGCAAAACTCGCTATTAGAAATTGGGATTTTATCGAAGAAAATGTTCAGTATATTCAAGGATCAAAAACAGTAACAGTTTCCAATACTGATAATCTTGCTGTTGGAATGCATATTAGTTCTGGTAGAGCATTCACTTCAGATACAAAAATTATTTCTATTGATGATCAATCAACAATTACATTATCAAAAGCAGCATTAGTTAACTCTGGTGTTGGCGCTGGTGGAGCGTCTGCAGGAACTACATCTTTGGATGGAAATACAGGTGGTAATGATCTTGGATTGTCCACTAGTATTGGTGCTGTAGAACCTGGAGATCAGTTTGCTGTAAATCCTGGAGATAGTCTAAGTGTTCCTTTATCGTTCTCTGGTGTTGACAGTGCAACTTTCTATCTAAGTGGAATTAACAATGGCACATTTTATGATGCATCAAATTTAATTGCAGGAAACAAATCTTATTTGCAGGAAGAAGTTAGTGAGTATGTTTATGCAAACTATTCTCTACCTAGTGGAGATAAGGCAAAATGTTATCGTGATCTTGGATTCTTAATTGATAATATTGTGTATCATTTAAGATTTGGTGGTAATGAAAGAGTAGTTAATTTCGCTCAACTTTATTATACTAATAGAGGATATCCTTATGGCGAAGAATTAACGTACATCAACAGATCATCAACAGAAACGACTGCTGCGATTGCTGCATGGGATCAATTAGCGATTTTAATGAATTCCGCAATGAGAAATACTCTTGGAGCTGGAACATATACTAGCATTGCTCCTTTTGTAGATTCAAATGTTTCTGCAGATACTCAGTTCCCTTACTGTCAGGAAGTCGAATCATCGATTAATACATTTATTGATATCGTAAAAGATATTATTGAGAATGGATCTGGTGTTGTAGAAAAAGTGAAGCAGAATGAAAATAAATCTGGATATTGGTCTGCTACTCCAACGTATTCAAATTACAATATTATTGGAGATCCTTTATTAACCACAGAAGAATGTAATGATGTCATATCATCTGTAAATTCTTTATACGAAAATTTAGATGATGTATTGAATTCCATCCCCGTAGATAAAACACTTCCAGATTATGTTGATGGAGAAACAAAAGAATTTGACATGTATTGGGATGATGGAGCAGCAGTATCCACAGAGAAAGATGAAAATCTTTTAATTACAATTAATGCTGTTTTACAAGAAACTAAGTATAATGCAAATTATCCTGGTGATGATTCGTATTATATTGATAAAACTGTTGTTCCAAATAAATTAGTGTTTGATGTAGCACCAATTTGGGATCAATATGAAGGTGCCAAAACTCTTGGAGAACCCACAGCAGTAGAAAAAGTTATTGGTATTGGTGTTGGTAATTATAAAAGACTTACTATCGATCCAAATTTAATTAATAATGTAAGAAGTGGTCCTTTTCTAATTTTAGATCTAGAAGACCTTACGGTTGCAAATATTGAAGAACCAGATTATCTATTAGTATTTGTTGATGGAGTATTACAGAAAGAAGGTATTTCCTACAATGTATCTGGACCAAATATTTTCTTTGAATTTTCTGTCACACAACAAATGAAAGTTGACATGCGCTACCTTTATGGTAGAGATGTCGGTCAAATTTTAAATCTCTATGATTATAATGTAGATCAATATTATGCAAACTCTATAGTGGTGTTAGAAACTACAAGTGGTCTTTCTACTTTTGAATTAAGAGCATGGATGGGCAATCAAGGTGGATCTCCTATTCAAGCTTTCCAGATGAGACCAGATGGTACTTACAATATTATTGGTGAAATTAATTCTCCACGTAGCAATGGATCTACACTGACATTTGATTGTTTTGGATACAAAGCAGAATTAATTGAGAATATTCCTGTAACATTTGCTGTTAAGGGAAGATATTCATTAAACACTGATGTTTCATTTACAATTTCTGGAAGTAGCATAACATATGAAACAAATGAAGATAACAATCTAGTATTAAGAGGTACTGATCAAAATTGGCGTGGAACTTATTGGAGAAAAACTTACAAAAATCCATTTGTTAGTATTTCTAATGGATCCTCAATTAGAGTAGAAGGAGAATCTAATTTCAGAAAAATTAAGGAACTTCCATCTGTTCTTACAAGTAAAGAGCAAAGACCACAAGAACAAGTTTCTGGTTCATTCTATGGTCAAGTTAATATTGGACCATATAGTGGTATTACTAGAGGTGAGGGACTTTCTATTGTTGCGGTAGTTGAAAACGGATCAGTCGTAAGACTTGATTGGAATCAACGTAGTTATGATCCTATTACACAACCGACTGCATATCAATATTATACACCACCTGTAATTAACTTCTTATCAGAAGATGGCAATGGTGGTGGTGCAAGAGCACAAGTAATTGTCAGTAAAGGTCAGGTTATTAGTGTAGAACTAATCTCAGGTGGATCTGGATATGTTAAGGCACCAAAAGTTGTTGTCGCTAGAAGATATGATGTATTTGAAGATACTGATATTGGTGTCTCTTTAATTGATGTCAAAATAAACATACAACAGTCAATTGGATTTTCTGTATATTCTACTATTAGTATTTTAGGAAATCGAGAAGTTGATGTAACATCTGTCACGTCAACATTAATTGATAGTCCTGTCAACGTTGATAAGGTTATTACTGCTGAAATAACTCCTGCTACATTAGAACCAAGTTCGGACTTGACTGGTGGACTAGATCTAATTAAAACAGAAAAACAACTGAGTGATCAAGTAGCACCTATTGATACATTCTATGGTGGAACACAAATTAATATTAGAATTAACAATAGAATTGTTGATATTGAGTCTTCCTCTACACTTACTACATCTGCAACTAGAGAGATTACTAATAAGTTTACAACTGTTGTTGAGAATAATTATCTCTCTAATGTTAACTACTTTGCTACAGGATCCTTCCTGCAAGCACCTCTATCTCCAACAGATACTATCATCTATGTTGCCGACACAAGCAAGTTTAATTCTAACGGATACTTACTAATTGGTGGAGAAATTGTTCGTTATCTACGCAAGTTGGATGATCGTTTCTTAATGGTCGAGCGTGGCGTTGATAACACAACAGCACAGTCTTGGAGTCCTGGCACATTCATTAGACAAGTTCCCGATCCAGTATCTGTTGCTTCTGCGGGTATCGCGATTGTTGAGTCTGAGTCTCAACTTGTTACAGTCAACCTTGCTTCTGGAATTTCCAGTGCTGGTCAATCACAGAAACAAGTCTTAACTCCATCAGTTGATATTAAGTCTATCACTAAGCAAATTGTTGCTGAAGTCCAAAAACAATTTAATGTAGAATCTGTTTCTACAATTGAGTCTCAAATTAGGTATAAATTAGAACCAACATTTAATATTGTATCCTCCTTTACAACTACTTCAGATGTAGAAATTGTAAATACATTACAATCGGTTCAAACTCAACTTGATATCCAAAAAGCAGCAACTGAGATAGTTCTAACTCCACCTCCTAGTGGTGTAGTTGACGGATACCAGGAGAGTGTATTTATTGCGAATCCAATCAATACTAGATTGAATGGATTTATAACTATACTTGATGACTATGGAGTTGTACAACGTGATGGAACTATAATCTATATCAATAACTCAATATTTGGTCTTGATGCAGAGTACGTAGGAAACTACACTAAAACTAATGTTGGTCATACCATAGGACATTTTGAGGGTATATTTGATGATGGAGCAGCAGGTGTTTCTGGATTAACACTCTCAGAAATTGATATTTACTTTAAAGCACTTACTATAAAAGATTTTTCTGAAAGATCTAATTCTAGTTATACCTTAGCAGGAGATAAATTCAATTTAATGCCACCATCAATTCAAAACCCAGTTGCTATTAGTTCTTCTTCTGGAACTATTGGTGGAAGCATTGTTGTCCAAGATACTACATACTTCCCAAGCGAAGGATACTTATTTACCAGTGGTGGAACAGTGATTCAATATACCGGAAAAACTACAAATACATTTACAGGTTGCACTCTTTTCAATGGACCAAATTCCATTAACGCTGCAGAAGAATTGATTCCGTTTACAATTTAATAAATAACGGTATAAATATAAATAACTCAGGCACAAACCTTACGTCGGAACAGAAAACCAATGGCTGCTATTATCTCAGATAAGTTTCGTATTTTTAACGCGAAGCAATTCTTGGAATCCTTGACTGAAGGACCAAGTGAAACCAGTGCCGAGCGCACTAGAATGTATTTCTTTGTTGGAAGACCCCAACCATGGAAAGCATATGTCGAAGTTTATTCAAAATCTTCAACTAACTTTACGGTTGGAAACGAAGTATACGTTGGAACATATGGTTCCACTGCTTTCCGTGCAACAGTTGCTGAAGTTTATGATAGTGCCCTTTTATTAACCGACGTTTTTGGCAGCAACGGCACAAACTCTGTTCCCCCCATTGGTTCGACTCTAAAAGAAACTGCAGACGGTGGTTCATCTGACACTTCTGCAACAGCACAATCTGGTGTTTATCGCTACGCAACAGAGGATATTCCCCCTCTTCCTTTAGACAACCAGAGAGAAAAACTCAACGTATACGACGAGATCATTGCTGCCAAGCGTATTACTGATGCATTTGCAAGAACAGTTATCCGTCGTTATAACTGGGATCTAGTTGCCAACCCTAAGTTTGACATGTGGAAGCCCGACTATTCTGCTACCCCTGGTGGTGGTGGACAAGTTGGTAAGCAGACTGCTACAAACCAAACAAGCATCGCTGATGCTAAGTTCTATGTAATGAACTCTGATTACGAAATTTTCAAGTGCCTTTACAACGGAGAAAACGTTGCTAACGCATCTGGTCAGAATGCTACCGAGGAACCAAAAACCAGTGGTGCTAACTATGCATCGGGTACTGGTCTTTATACTGAGACATCTGGTGCAGGATACATCTGGAAGTACATGTACACCATGCCAACTGATGATGTTCTAAGATTCCTATCTTCGGATTTCATGCCTATTGTTCTTCCTTCTAACAATACCCGTACTGCTGTTACTGGTGCTGCTGTTGCCGGAGCAATTGATGTTGCTCTTATTGAAGATGGTGGTGCTAACCTACCTGCCTCACAAACACTATTTACTAGCATCAAGGGCGACGGAACTGGTGGAGTAATTGAATTTGCTACCGATGGTTCTGGTACTATCACTTCTGCTAGTGTCCAAGCAAGGGGTCAAGACTACACCTATGCTAATGTCCTCCTAGGAAATGGCAATCTCTTCTCCGATGCTGGTTTAACTACTGCTGTTGGTACAGGTGCTACTGCTGTTGGTGCTATTGAAGTTGTGATGCCTCCTGAAGGTGGTCATGGTTTTGATCATGAACTAGAGTTAAACGGTAAGCGCGTAATGACTAACATTCGTCTTACTTATTCTGAAGGTTCTGGAGACTTCCCTGTTGATAACGACTTCCGTCGCATTGGTATTATCAAAGATCCTATTCTTGCTGGTACTACAACACCTGCTACTCAAGATACACTATCTGGATTAAAATCAATTAAGATTACCGGAGCAACTGCAGATTTTATTCCTGACGAAGAAATTTCTCAAACTGTAACTGGTGGTACTGCAAAAGGAACCGTCGTTTCTTGGGTTCTAGACAGTGGTTCTACTACTGCAGGTGTTCTTAAGTATATTCAAACTGTTGATGCACACGTCGATCAAGGTGTAGTCCAAGCATTTGAAAGTAATGGTGCTAATGCTGTTTCTGGTGTTCTTTCTGCTGCTGCAGGTAATGTCGATACAACATATGCGAGTACACTTCTAGGTGTAGCATTTACTGCTGGTTTAGCAGGTGCAGAAATCAAAAACAACTCCGGCGATGTGATCTATCAAGAGAACCGTCGTTTGATCACTCGTGCCCCTGATCAGATTGAAGACATCAAACTAGTCATCGAGTTCTGATCACAAATAAATAACTTCAAATCCCTTGAGAAACCTCAGGGGATTTTTTTTATCTCTATAAATACTAAGGACAAAGAATGCTAGTATTTGGCGGAAAACGATGCCACAGAAGACAAACCTTAATGTAAATCCTTATTACGAGGACTTCGACGCGAGCAAGA